ATAAATATTGCAGAACTAGCTGTTATAGTTTGATTGCTTGTGCTTGTATTATCTGGGTCTAATGTAACAGAAGGGTCTATAAATCTATGATAGGGCTGATGTGTAAAATTATTAGAAGTATCAAATGCAAATGCAGAACGACTAAATGTATCCGCAGCAGTACGAGTTAATTTCTGAATAGGCAGGTCTGGATGAGTAATAATCATCGTATCGCCTGACTGAGCAACCTTTAGCTCACCTATCATAGCAGTAGTCCAAGGACATGAAGTTATTGTGTCAGCTATAGCAGTAGGGCTAGTAACATCAACAATGTCAACTCTCGTATTAGAAAATAAAGCTATATAAGCTTCATCTTCATCATAAATATATGGCTCTGTTTGATATGGTATGTTTGAAAGAGATTGTAGATATCTAAATCCACCTCTTCTTCTAATGCCGCCTTGTGACAATATTCTAAAGTTTCTAAGTGTCTTAACGCCATTCTTATAAGCGTCAGTATCTACCCTAGAAGAGAGCAGTGGAGTTATTTCTCCTGCTGTAAAGTTTGTATAGAATTGTCTTAATAAAGCCATTCATTAGTTCTTCTTATTAAGTTGTTGTGCCTTCTACGTCTTGGAATATTCCATTGCCTAATCTAGCTCTATGAAATCTACTTAACTTTAAACCCTGAGTAGTAACCTGTTGACTATCTCTTGATTTGGCTTTTCTAAACTGTGCTTCAGCTAATTGTGTGTATGAACTAGCAATATCCCCTTTTCGTGTAACTGACAAAGCCAATATAGAGGCAAGTCTGAAAATTACCCACATAGTAAATGCAGGAGGCCAGTATTGAGTTTCTACTCTAAAAACATAGTTTAGTACGACAACATCCGTTTCTTCTGCATTAATAAAAACAGACCGTTCATATATATCATATGTTTGCGGATTACTATCAATAGTAACAGTTAGCACTTGAATAACAGCAGGATTTGTTGGTAAAGCATACGCTGATTCAAACCTGTCAACAGGAACATCTGTTAAACGAGACATTTCCTTTTGTCCAGTAGCAAAGTTCCAGTTATGTTGCGCTAAACAATCTTCAACAACATCTTCATATATTGTATTGGCAACAAGAGCTTCGTCTGTATTATCTGTAAAAGAAGTTAATGGCTCTAAACCAATTAGAACCATTGCTTTCTGCGCTACCTCAATATCTGTTGCTGGAGTGGTTGGCATTAGTAACCTCCACCTTTACGTGGCTGTGGCTTAGGCTTTTTGACTGGTTTTTTCATTATCTAACGCTCTTTAATCATTAATTTTGTTTCGGGGTTTAGGAGTGCCACCCATAAATCGAAAAACTTTGTTAAATTGATTCATAATTAATTCTTCTTCTTTTTTACGTTTTCTAATCTGACTGTCATGGATAGACTTACTGGCCCTAAAAATATTTCTTGCAATAGTGCTTCCAACATCAGTGCCGGGGTAGCTTCGAGCTGTTGGTAGTTTGTTAGAAAAAAGGGACTTTAACTGGTTGACTCCCTTGTATTTAGACATCATCTAGCTCCTTTACCCATTTTCTTCTTTTTGCTTTCCATTATTTTTTTCTTTAGTTGTTTAGGAAGCGTTTTCTGTTTTTTGCTTAGTTTAGATTCGCCTGATTGATTACCATACATCACCTAACCCCTTTGCCAATTTTAACATTTTTACCAAAAGAAACAGTTACATTTCTTTTACTTATAACAACCTGTTCAGAGGAAGAAGCGGCCTTCTTCTTAGCCGCTCCTTTCTTTTTTGCTTCTTGCTTAGCCATTATCTGCTATCTGTTGTCATACTGACAATATCACCAGTATCAACTGTGCTTCCATCGTTAGAAACAACTGTTGCTATGCCAAAACCATTTGAGGCATTAACAAAGATGACATCCCCAACATTGATTTCGCTTGCCTTACTGTTAAAGTAACCTGCGGTATCAATAGTGTTAAGAGCATCTCCAGCTGATTTGTAATGCCAAATATGAAAGCCATTACCTGAATAATTAACTAAGGTGAAGTCTGCGTCTGCGTAAGCCATATTAACCTCTCCTTATTTCTTTAGCTCTAGTTCAAAGCAACCATTCGCATCAATAAGAGTAGAGTTCATCTGCATCTTATTCATTACGAAATAACTATCTTTATCGTTATGGTACTGCATATTTGAAGATACATCTGCACCTATCGCATGACCTATTGAATCAGAGTGCCAAGCAAAACATTTTCTGTTTGCGCCTGTATCTGTAAGGCCAGAGAAAGGAAACCACATAAATCCAAGCCAGTTTTTAGCTGTCATTGCATTGTTAAATGGTAAGTCTGCATCACCGACAAATTGATTCCTTGAGAACTCATCTAAGTCGAGAAGCTGTGACCATTGCTCCCATCCAACTACAACGTAACGTCTGCCGTCATCAGGAATATCATTATTTCCGAATAACTCCATAAGCTGTAATGCCCATGTAAGTGTAACGCCATTTGATGTTTCGTTATGAGTATTTGATGTAGCATCCATAGCTGTTAAAATTAGCTCATCAGTTTTACGACCTAAAGCATAAGCACCAGACTGTTGAGCAACCATCATTTCATCATGATTTACACGTAACTGGTCTAAATCATCTATCCACTCTCCTGCAAAGTAATCCTCTAGGGTTACGCTTACATTTGTGTGGCTTAAATTCATTGGAGCAATGTTACCATGTCTTGCTTTTGTTGTGGCAAAGCCTTTACCGAGAACTTGGAACGTAGTTTTGTTCTTGATACCATTTGCGGTACGAACTGTATTACGCAACTTTGAACCCTGACGCTGATACGCCATATGAACGCCAGATTCAAACTCCTCGACAAAGGAAGTACTAATTGTTGGTGTAGCCATAACTACGACCTCCTTTTATTTGAGTTAAATTTATGCATTCTGTTTATCCATCTGCTCTGGGCCTAGTGGTTATCCTTTGCATCAGGGACTTCTGCATGATTAAAGTGACATATTAATCACCCTTAGTTAATTCACATTATCTATCTCTGTCAAGAGATGCAAAACCAGCCCTTACTTTTGAAATAAAAGCTGGGTCTTTTTCTTTCCAATATTTAGGATCATTTTGCATTGACCTTAATTCATCTACAGTAATTCTTTCTTGAAACTCTGTATTGGAAACCATATTAAATTGTGGCTGACCATTAAGTTCCATAAGTTCTTCAAATAACTGAACCATACCAGATGACGCTGGAACATTAGCAAATACATTATAAGCATCATCAGATAAGTTTTTACTAGCCCATGTATCAACACGCTCTAATCTTCTATCTGCATGTTCACCTAAAATTTCAGATTCTTGATTCCAATCTGGGCCACGCATAGCATCCATTGTAGCCCATTCATTTACTAACTCACTAAATTCGTCTTGATTCAATCCATAGTTATGAGCGGTATCTCTAAACCAGTCTAATAAAGGATCATCTTCATTTATACTAAGTTCAATTCCTTCTGGTTGCTCTATTTTAACTTCATAGTCAGCAGGGCTTGTTGGACGACCCTGTGCAACTTCTTCGTTAATCTCACCTAGTATTTGTTCCTTAAATTCTTCTTTTCTTGTATAAAAAGCTTTCTCAAGTTCTTTGTAGCTATTAGCAAGTTCTTCTGGTCTTTCAAATTTTTCTGGAAGCCAATCAGGTCTATCTGCTACTTGTTCTTGAGGTTGCTCCTGCCCTTGTGTTTCTTGAGCCTGAACCTCTTGGGTTTCTGCTTCTTGAGTTACTTCTTCGTTCATTAACAATCCCACTTCCTTAGTGCTTTATTGATACGACTATTAGGGTCATTAGCCGTCTTTTTACTTGTAAGTTTCTTTTTCATACCCATCATTCGCTTACAAAATGCTCTGCGTCTTTTAGCTTTCGCTGGACTTTTCTTTGCTGCTTTTCTCGAAACTGGAGCTTTGAGATTTCCTCCTGTTCGCCTGTTGTATGATGCCCTGCCTTTGGCGTTGAGACCGCCTTCTGGATTCTTGCCCTCTTTGCGTTGCCATGCCGCTGTTTTTGCCATTATGTCCTCGCATAAGTTGGTTTTTTACCACCACTACTAGGGTTAGTTGATTTTTTTCTTTGTACTGCTTTTCTTTTTTGAGCCTTAGTCATCGATGCGGCTTTTGATGCAGGAACACACTTAGGATAACCTCTGCCATCTCCCATCTTTCTGCCACACTTTGGGTGCTTACCATCTTTCTTGGTAGATATATCACGCCAATCTTCATTAAACCATTTGGTAAGACTCATTATACGTATGTACCGCCCATCTTTTTATATTGCTGTACTAACTGACCTGATGCGTATGCACTAGGCCATTTCTTTACTCTTGCTTTCACTATTGCTCTTGCTCTAGCGTATAGTTTTGCATTCTTAGGTTTAGCCATTATTTACCTACCTTTTTCATAGCTAATTTGTGAGCTTGTGTAAATGTGCTACCATCCATCATTTTTTTAGTCATAAAATTCATATGTTTTTTAGTATGGTGAACAGAGTGTTTTTTCATAGTATCTTTTTGTTTTTTTGTAAGTTCTTTAACCATCTTTTCTGCCCTGTTCAGTTCTTTTCTTAATTACCGCAACTAGCCACCTAGAACCTTCAGCATGTGCTAATGTTTCGATTCCCACTCCTGCAGGATAGATGTTATTTGTCGTGATAGACTCCAAGTACGATAAAAAATCTTTTCCGATACCTGTGCCGAATAAACCATAGGCTTTACTATTAAGGTCTTTGTCAACTTCTTTAGTATATCCTCTTCCGTCGATTGAAACATTTATTTTCTCCTTCATTGTGGTTGTCCTTGCTGTGCCGCCATTAACTGTTGAATTAAATCAACATTATTTTGTACTTGGCTTTCATCAGCTAACAGGTCTTCCATAATTCCAAATTTAGAAGCAAGATATTTGATTACTTTTTCTTGATTATATAAGGCAGGTGTTATTTCTGGCCCAAATGTTCCAGCTACAGTTTGTTGAAATCTTACAAAATCTGCAACATCCTGTTGGTCTTGCGCTCTTAATAGTGGCGAAACAGGAACAACCTTTAGTTCTTTACCGTCTACCTTTGGCATATCAAGTATGCCTTGCTTGGTATAGATATAAATAATTCTTTCTACTAAAGGCTGAAGAAACTCTTTTTGCATACGACCAGCAACAGCACCCATATCACGAGCAACATCAGCCAACCTTTCGGAAACTTCGGTGGCGGATAACGGTGTTCTAGCATTCGGGCGAGTATCAAGTTCATCAATGAATAGTGCCTTTCTAACATTTCTACGCATATCATCGAGAACTAGCTGTGCAACATCAAAACGTCCTGCACTTTGCAAACTATCTATACTAGACCCTGGACTTCTGGGAATAAAAGTTCCGGGCTGTATAGTTATATTATCTGGATTAAATACGCCATCGTCATCATAAACATAGCTTCCTGCAATAGCCATTTCAGCATTTTCTAATATTAACTGAACTGTAAGATTCAATGTTTTAATTGCAGGCATAGCTTGTAAAACTGGGCCACGACCCCAAACTTCAAAACCAGACTTAGACCACCTTGTAGTTATCCAAGGAGTAGAACCTTTGCCTCTTAGTGTTTCTTTTAGAAGAACTGCTTTATCTGTTTCTGATAAAAGATAATAGGTGTATTCATCTTTAAACCTGTCTGTTTCATCGTACATAGTAGCTTCGATGATTCTTGTTTTTCTTGTAGGATTCTTTTTTTGTTCTTCTAACATTTGTTTAGTGTAGTTTGCTTTTGGAAAACGATGCTTAACTTCTGTTAAGTCCATATCATTGTTCCATCTAAACCAATCAGATACTGTATCCATATTTCCTGCAAGTAGGGCAAGGTTTGTTGGTGGTACTGCTGTAAAATGCAAATCACCATTAAACCTGCCTTCCTCACACAGGAGATTCATCGTACCTAATCCAAGGTCTTGTAAACCTTCATGCATCTCTGCATTAAAATTAGAGTTTCTTAAACCTTCATGTAAAAGTTCTGTTATTCTATCCAGCTCTTCAAGTAACTGTTTATTTATAGCTTGCTTTGGAAAATCAGGCCCCGGCATTAAAGTAAATGCTCTACCATTAGGAGGGAAAAACCCTAACTGCAATCTAGAGGCAAACTTTGGCAATCCTACTACAGCAGTTTCATCATATATATTTTCAGTTCTTCTGCTTGCGGCACTCTCTTGAAAAAAGCTTTCTCTATGAGGCAAGACATAATCATATATTTCTTCCCATAGGTCAGTCCAAGAGTTCCACCTACCTTTAGCTTTATTATATCTAGCCATTACTCTTTTGAATACAGCTTCATCACCTGTATCACCGCTAATAGCATAGTTGCCGTCAGGCGAACCACCACCTCTCATATTAACTCCTTATGGATTTTCCCATTGATTTTCTTCTATAACCAGTAAAGCCTTCTAGTTCCTCGCTTTGCAAAGATTGCTGACCTCTAAGATTAGCAACTCTTACTCTTTCTTCATTTTCTTTTCTAGCTTGAGCCTTGCTTTCTTCTGCCGCTAATCTTTTTTCTTCAGCTTCTCTTTGCCTTGCAAGCTCAGGATCTACCCTTGGTGACGGTGTTCTTCCGAATCCCATAATTAATCTCCTTCTTTTCCGAAGACTATACTTCCACCTTTTTTAAGCAATTCACAATATAATTGATAAGGTGTGTAAATAAATGTTCCTCTTATACCTGCTACATGAGTAGCAAAAGAAACGCAATAAAGCCAACGTGGTATTTGTATGGTTTCTCTTTGTTGTTCAATTTCAATACAAACACAGTTACTAATCATGTCATGTATAACTTCATCTGATTCTTGGTTTCTTAAAGTTTTAATTATTAGCCTTTGACTAGCACACTCCATATATAGCCAGAATCCTTCTTCTGGAACAAATCTTACACAATACACATGGCCAAAATCAGGTCTTAGTAAGGTGAATAATCTCCATAAACCTCTGTTGGGGCTTTTTCTAAAACAAAATATCCATTTCATAACCTCGCAAAGCCTTTTTTTCTGCCTTGTCTTTGTTTAAGTCTCGAAAATGGGTTTCCAACCCTATTAACGGTTGTATGGGGGCTTCGATGTCCAAAACCATGAGTTACTTTCACACCCTCACCACCTCCTAAGAACGCATATTGCAAAGCATCGTGAATATGAGAAAACCTATTCTTACTTGGCTTCTCTTCATAACGCTCATTTCCCATATGATACTGGCGTTTATATTGATAACCACCTTCAAATCCTGATATTAGTACCTGACAAGTAGGGCTTATAGTAAAAGATCTTC